ATCCACATGGCGGCTTCGACTGGTACGCTGGGTACTTGCATGGTTTTCTCGTTTGTTTTTTATTTGGTTTCGGTTTGTTTTTCGTTTTGTACAGGGAGTATCGTGTGATTCTCCACTACTTACTCCTTCCATGCGTTCAATCGGTACCGGTCTCCGCCTAGATGCGAGCCGCAGCACTCGCAGCCATGATGACTGAAGCCTAGCGATTCACCACCCAAAGCGAGTACCCACCCGGACCAGTTCGCTTCGATACGGTCGGGGTCAAAGTTGTTAAGGTTGTCGTCTGGTAGTTCACCGTTGGCGATGAACATCACGCAATCCGTGCATGCTTCTACTTCGTACATCAAATTTCGCATTTCATTCTCCAAAGTTTCAAATAGAGAGCCAAGCCCCGATGATGTGGGATGGCCTATTGAGTCAACTTACTGACAGCGTTGACGATATAGACATGCGGGTGACAATTCCTATGTGATGCTGTCGGCCCGTTGCCGGTGGGTTGTTGTGTCCCTCTCGGCTTGTGCAATCAGTTATAGATTTTTGATTTGGAGAATTCCACATATATCTACCGGAAATTTTAAAACATTAGACCAGTACAGCGAATTCTTTTTTTATTTAATTTAAGCCATCAAGGATCCTTGGCAAAAAACCGTGCGACACGCGCGACGCGCGCTCTACCTTAAGGGGGAGAATTCTAGGGGGTTTGAGCGGGCAGATTTCAGCTTTGAAAAACTGACAAGGGTGTCATTTTTATTGGGAGCAAAAAACTGACAGGGGCGTCATTTTCTAGGGAGAGAGAAAACTGACACACCTGTCAGTTTTGTTAGTGCGGGATATGTTGATAGTTGAGGGTGTATTGTTTAGGTATTCAAAACAATAGAAATCCTAGCCCCTAGCCCCTAGCCCCTAGCGGTTAATAACTAAGGTCGAACCTTGACTATGCCCGTACCTAATTCGATTGCATGTTTACAGTGTCTACACCCCGCCAGCCTGCCAAAAAACGGCCTAAACCCTAGTTCCTAGTGGCTGATAACTAAGGTTGAAACTGGACTATGCCAGGTTCGGTATTTATTTATGTTTTCCGGTAGAAATAACTAGACAACCCGGACAGGATGCCTATACTAAGCGTAGCAAGGGGGATTGACCCCTTGTAAATTGGAGCCAAAATGAAAAACATCGACGCGCGAATCCTAAACAAGTTCATTATCGCTCACATTGCAGAGCAAGTGAAGGGTGCCCAACTTGCAAACGCTGCAGACTTACACGGCTTGTGTGGCGATTACTTTAACGCCATCGAAGACGTAGCAGGCCAAGCTGTCCGAGAGGCTTGTGTTGCTATCTGCAGCGACGCCCATGCAGACATCACACTGGAAGAATTGGCCATCTGGGTCAAGGCTGCAATCCTCGAATTAATCCTCGCTCAATAAAGTTTAAGAAATGCGGGGTCAAATGATAGAAATGCAGGCCGAGCTAGCGAGGCTAAAAGCCAAGGCCTAAGGCCCAAACCGGGCTCCCCCATCCCGGATTTTGGGGCACCATGTTCTATACCTCCAGAGGCTCCTCGTACACATCAATCAAATTTCTAAAGTCGCCCCTCCGGGTAAATCAAAAAGTCGCCCTTCCGGGTAAAAATTAGACCTCTAAAGTCGCCTCCAGTTAAGAGAATTTAAACTCCAGTTAAGAAAAATCCTCCCTTAATGGGGGGGCTATTTTTTATCGAATAGGGACCCAAAAACACTTAATTTTGGTTTTAAAAAACCCTCTATTTTTTAGAGTATTCTCTTAACCGTTAAGAGTATTTAACATTGTTTAGACATAATTCTCTTAACCGTTAATTTTTATATCAAGGAATTGTAAAGTTTTTTTTTTCTCAATTTCCAAAAACAAGGAGATCGTGGCAAAATCGCGTGTGTTGACCAGTCAAGAGCGCGCCATAATCCAGGAAGATCCAGGGGATTAAACGAATAACCACGATACCACGATTTTTTGTAACTAGTGCAAAGTTTTTAAAAAATATATATGAATCTCAAAAAACACATACATCGTGGTTTTTTGTTTAATGTGCTGGATGGAAGGTGGTTTTCGCGAACACATTTTCCTGTTTTTCAAAAAACTACGTGGATGTACAGCGTTTCTTGGTTAGTGGCCCGAATTGACAGTTCATTTCTGGGGCTCTAAAATGTGGAGTATTCTTAACAAATTTATTGTTGCCGCAGGAGTTTTTTTGTCTAGTCACTATAAGGGTTTTTTCTGGCCCCTTTTAAATTTTTTAGACCATCACAAAACGTGCCGAAGAAATAGTCCTCATCTGTGCTCTTCGTCTTGGAAGGTCCCGTACTTTTTGCGGCAGGCGTCTCCTTGGACCTCGAAGGAGAAAAAGAAGTACCCTGTGTTTAAGAAGTGGCTTCTTAAACAGGAGCACTATAAGGATTGGTTTAATAATTGTCCGACTGCGATGCGCGCGCCTCGTCAGTACATAATACCCAAGCTACGGAAGGTGCTGATTGTTTCTCCTCGTTATTTTGGTTTGCATTTTATTCCCACGTACACTCCCAATTTGCTTTCGGATTTCCAACGAGAGCGTCTTAGGTACGTTCGTCCGAAATTCAATCACATTGGTTTGGAGTATTTGATTGCTCATTGTCATGGTGTGTCCACGCGGCATATTTGTGATTGGTCTGGCAAGACTGAAGTAGACGTGCACAAAGATGTTTTGGATTCTTTGGATGGATTTGTGAACACGTTGCCGTATTGGATTTGGGCTTACAAGGTGGACATGCGTGCCATCCCATTTACTCAAAAGCGTCATAGTCGCATGAAGTTTACAAATCGTTTGAAGATATGGAACGATTTAAACGAGCGCCCTCAATTTATGAGGGAGCATCATGCCAGGTGTCTTCTTCCGAAGTATTTGCATACACCGGAGGCTCTTAGTTGTTTGCCTAAAAACACAAACCGTCGTCCTATTGATGGTTTGCTTAGAACGGTTTCTACGCGTTGAGTTGTTTCTTAAAAACGGTGGTCCTTGGAACTAACGCTCTGGGTCTGTTAACATAGGTATCGCGAGGTAGAAGTGGCTAGAAAGAAATCATCCGGAGAGTACGCACTTTTCTTAGAGAAGATACCTGTAGACACTCGAAATGAGATTGCGGATTCCATAAAGAATTCTCCTGTGGAGGACATGAACGATTTTGCGTATTTGTGTTCGGGTCTTATTGCGGAGATAGTTCGTGGTAACATTCCTCCTACTATAGCGGATGCGGCGCAGCCGTATGCCGAGCTAATGTACACGGCTATTGTGTCGTCTTCCAAGTCGGACAAGACGAATCGAGCAGCGGCCTTTACAACTGTGTTGGGTCGATTAAAGGAAGCCGCGGATAACGCTAAGAGTTTGGAAGCTAAGTATGTGGTCGATGAAAGTTTTGAAGCACCGAAAGAGAAAGAGCCAATCCCCGCCACGGCGTTGGGAAAGTAGATGTTCAAAGTCGAGCCCCCTAAAAACTTCATGGGAGGGAGAGTGTCAAAAATCCCCCATAAAAACCTCATGGGAGGGTAAATGTCGAAAGTCGAGCCCCAGGTCGAATCTTTTGATGCGTTGCGCAATCCCATTGTTAGTCTTCCCGCCTTTGGTCATGTGCTTGACCAAGCGACGGGTAAAGAGGTTTTATACGACCCGAAAAGAATCACAACCGACCTCCAAACTACGTTACTCTCCTACCTTGGTAACCCGCCAAAAAATGAGCTTGGGCACAATAGGTGGTTATGTCTCCTTGGATACCGTCAGGGAGGAAAATCATTATGTGCAGAACTTGGGGCCTATGCTTTAACTGCGTACACGCCTGGTCACGACCATGTATGTATTGCGGACACGAAGCATCGAGCAGATTACTTACATCAGCGGGTACATTTCAACCATAAGCGTTGGGATGAGAAGTTCCGGTCTCCCACCGTACCCAATCGCGAGTCCCGACAACTGACATTCGACTCGAAGTACGGCGGCAGGATGCGAACCCTGTCTGCCGAGAGCGGGGCGGTGGGGATCGGACAATCTCCGGATTCAGTACACATTTCCGAAATAGGCTTTTTCTCAAGCCCCGGAACCATCATGAACTTAATGCTGCCATCTATCATCAACCGGCAGCACGCAACCGCAGTAGTGGAATGCACACCCGTACCCTCAGGAGCACCCGGCGCAAGATACTGGCAAGACCTCTTCAACGCAGGAAAACGTGGAAAAGGACGCTGGATCGCAGCCTTTTTCCCCTTCTGGGACAACAAACTGGCCCGCAGACCCTGGCCACTCAACTCAAAACCCGACAAAGAAGAACTAGAACTCTACGAGCAATACCACACAAAAGGACTGACCTGGGAAAACCTAGCATTTCGCAGAGAAATGATGGAAGCAGACGCAGAAATCCGAAGGAACCCAGACCTCTTCAGAACCTTTTACCCCTTTGACTCCGTAAGCTGCTGGATGGCAACCGCTGGCGGAGTCATACACAAAAGTATTCTAGAAAAACACATCAAATCACCACTGCTCATCCCATGGAATGGACCCTTCCAAGAGTACGAAGCACCCGAAGCAGGCGCAATCTACGCCATCGGAGTAGACCCCGCGGGATTCGGAGCAGGTGACCACGCAGCATTTCAAGTCCTAAAAGTTTGGAAAGACGAATGGACACAGGTCGCGTGCTTCTCCGACAACGAAGCTGACCCGGTTTCCGTGGCAGAACGACTCGTACTCACCGCCAGAAGGTACAATAATGCCTACATTTTGGTGGAATCAAACGGTGTAGGGGCTGCAGTGCTCGCCATTTTACAAACCAAAGAGTGGGAAAACCTGTACTACCACGACAAAATGAAACCAGGCATACCCGCAACCTCTAAATCTATCGACGAAGGACTCGCAAATCTCCTCGATGCACTGATGGACAACCTAAAACTCTACGACGAAGACCTGGTCCAGCAGTTGATGACCTACAAAAACGATAAAAAAGTGCAGGACTCGGACAAATCCCTAATGCTCCGTGGAAAAGTGGGGCGGCACCGCAGAGAAAAGCACCACTACGATAAAGTCAGCGCACTAATCTGGGCGGCATACGCCGCACGAGACCTACCCCAGAGAAAAAAACCCGGAGAAAATGAAGAAGTTTCATTCGACAATGTCGTACCGTTCAACAACATGGCGTATAATGCGCGGCAAGAGTATTTGAAGGAAGCCGAAAAAGCGGCTAAGCCCAAATCACGCAAGTCCAAATACCGCTCAACCCGTATGATACGAAATAAAAAACGGAGAAGACGTGACTGAAAAGAAATACAACCCAGCAAAAAAATTCCCCTCCATCATCAAACAACACCAAACGAAGATGGACAGCGACCGTCGTAGATGGTCGAAGTGGGCACGGTGGTATCGAAGCGAATTCTTCAGAACTGCAGGAGATGACGGAGAAGTCACCGGGATTTCAGGAGTTGGAAATTACAACGCCGATGAAATCACTATGGAGCAGAACTTTGTCTACTCCTACTGCGACACCATGGTCGCCAACATCGTGCCTCCCAATCCCCAGGTAACAGTACAACCCCGAAAAGAAGAATTGCGAGAAGCAGCCAAGCTCCGAGAGATGCTCATCAATGACTGCCTTCGACGAAACAAAGTACACGAAAAACTCTGGAAGCTAACCACGCGAGCAAGCGTATGGCCGCGAGCCTTTATAAAAACCGTTTGGAATCCTAGAAGACGAACACCTATCTTCCGTGTCATCGACCCCAAAAACATCTTCTTTGATAACACCGTCGAGGAATACGAAGACATCCGATACATCATCGAAGTCACCGTACTCACCCGAGGAGAATTCGAAAAACGAGTCAAAGGCAGAGGCAAGAAGAAGGGCATTTATGATAAGGAAGTAGCAAAGAAAGCGGACTTCGGAGCCTTCCCACACTGGCTGCAAGACCCAGACGAAGAAACCCCTACAGACCTAAAAGCCGCCAGGAATGTATACCAGTG